AACAGTATGTACAGTTCATGTTTATGTCAGAGTTCCAAATAGACCTTGTATCCAAATAGGAAGCGATTCCCAACTCGACATCGGGAGGTGTTTGTAGGAACCGATACATCTGCATATAAAACTGGTTGAAGTTTGGAGCGACATATGGGAAAGTATTCGCAACGTCAAATACATCGCGGATCCTGAACAGTTGATTAATCGGTCGGAACGTCACATGCACGTGAAGTTCATTGTATTGTAGGGACACAAGCGGGAACGCCATTTGGGTCTTGAGATTGAACCACGCGCCCATCGGTATGTATAAAATGCGCCCATTAATCGAAGGCTCTGCGCCCGCTGGGCTATCCGTATAAAACGCATTTGGGTATTTCCCGCCGCGCCCCAACGCATTTGCGGGGTCATTCAATTCAGGAACATTGCCAATCATCTGGTTGAATAAATTCTTCTTGGACCCGGTAAAATCGCGCTGCACAACGGATAACAGATATTGACCAGAAAACTCCTGTAGGGTCTGGTTACCGCAGGTAATTCGAATATTGCTAATCATTTGGGCGCCCAAGTTATCTATCCACTTGAACTCGTATGGCTGCCAGTCAGTGTATGTAGTGGACCCATCCGCATTTTGAATGGTTTGAGGAGGAAGTATTGGAGACCATATGCTGGGTATTGCAACAGATATATAACAGTCCATCAAGAGATCCGCATACCTCTTGACTTTGAACATGAACGTGGACTCCTCGGTAAGCCTCAGTTGAGGTGTTCCCTCAAAATCCAGGCGAAAATTTTGTTTTCCAAAATTCGTGTATTTTTGATATGTGCCTTTCCAAAACGTTTTGCTTGGGTTTCCATTCAAGATTATATTTTGTTGACCTTCACTTACTAAATTCATAAGTCCGCCTGCCATTTTGTATGCTAATATATATAACTATTTAATTCTAAACCTTTTTATTACAAACTATGATTTTTCCAACCTTTAGCAAAGGTTGGTCCAAACTCTCCCTTCGGGAGGGGGGCTTACGGGGGTTTACCCCCGTGTTAGACAAAAAAATAATATGATATAGTAGATAATGTCCACAAAAGCAACTAATGTTTTGAATACCTTAAAAAATCTCAATGAAGGGTTTGTCTCGTATATGATTTTAGCAATGATATTGTCAATATTGTTTATTGTTGTTTTGTATATAATAAAGGTTACACAACTCAACAAGACAGAATGTAATTACATGAATACTTTATACCCAAGTATCAACGGCAATGTATCCCCAATCAGTTCGGGTGTAGCGGATTTAAGTGGCAATTTGTATGATTACTATGTCAAAACCGCATACAATGCGTGTAGTGGCGGCTCTTATAAAAATGATGTGGTCGATATTTGTAATTTGAAAGCCGTTATTAAACAAGGGGTAAGGTGTCTCGATTTTGAGATTTACTCAATTGATAATAGTCCTGTTGTCTCCACCAGCACAAGTGACAGTTTTTATGTAAAGGAAACATTTAACAGCGTCCCATTTGCTGCCGTCATGAAAACAATAAAAGATTACGCCATGGGTAGCCCGGGCACAACCACATCTTCCGCCAGTTTAACATGTCCCAACTCCAGCGACCCGCTTATTATTCATTTGCGGTTCAAATCGACAAATCAACACATGTATTCAAATTTAGCCGAAATTTTGAAACAATATCAGTCATACATGTTGGATGGAACATACAGTTACGAAAATCACGGACGAAATATGGGAACAATGCCGCTGCTCAGTTTCCAAAATAAAATTATTTTGGTTGTGGACAAGAGCAACAATTCGTTCTTGGACAATGCGGATTTTATGGAGTTTGTGAATTTAACGAGTGGGTCGGTGTTCATGCGAGCATACCCGTATCACGAAGTAAGTAATGTCCAAGATATAGCGGAATTGACAACATATAATAAAACGGCAATGACAATCGTATTGCCGGACAATGGAGTTAATCCTGTCAACCCCTCTGGCATGTTGGCGAGAGAAATGGGGTGCCAAATGGTGGCAATGAGGTATCAGTACGTGGATTCGTTCTTGGAAGAAAATGCTGCGTTCTTTGACCGGGGCAGATATGCGTTTTGTTTGAAACCCCAACGTTTACGCAATGTTGTGGTTACTGTCGCAGAGCCAACAGCCCAAAAACCCGAACTGTCATATGCGACGAGAAATATTGCCACGGATTTCTACAATTTTGATATCTAATCCACTTTTGGGAAAAGTGGAGCAAAAAGCTTAGCGACTGTTATCTACATCTCTTTTAGAAACTCCACTTTTCTACAACTTCGTAAGACTTCGTGAAAAAAGGGAACAAAATTTTGCTCGCTTTTCCTTGCTTCGCTGAAACTTCGTGAAAAAAGCGACTTGGTTCCCTGATCGAGAGAAAAATATATGTATAATATAGGAATTACATTAAAATGGCAGGAACAAAATGTGACAAATCATTGACGTTTCAAGAATGTGAATTAGCAATTTTACGCACCGCGATTGATATGGCCGGAGCCAAAATGGGCAATAGGTTGGTAAACACCCCAGAAGTTCAAGATATGATACGAATCGTCGAGGATTTCATCAAAAAGAAGAACCTCATTTGTTACGGCGGTGTTGCGATTGACGCCCTTCTCCCAGAACAAGACAAGATATACGACAAGAATATTGAGCTGAGTGATTATGATTTTTACACTCCCAACGCGCTTGAAGACGCAAAAGAATTGGCCGATTTGTATGCCAAAAATGGTTACACGGAAGTGGAAGCAAAAGCAGGCAGTCACCAGGGAACGTTCAAAGTGTTTTGTAATTTCCTCGGTGTAGCCGACTTGACGTACATTCCCAAAGAACTGTTCAATGCGATTAAGCGCGATGCGGTTCGCGTGAAAGGCATCCTATATTGCCCACCCAATTTTTTGAAGATGGCAATGTATTTAGAACTTTCGAGGCCCGCTGGCCAAATTGACAGGTTTGAAAAAGTGTTCAAACGCCTTACACTGTTGAACAAGTATTACCCGCTAACATCGCGCATTTGCGATACCGTTAATTTTCAACGCGGGATGAGCGATACAACCGGCGAAGGCGAAATATTCGAAAATGTTCGCAACACTTTGGTGAACCAGGGTGTCGTATTTTTTGGAGGATACGCAATATCCCTCTACTCGAAATATATGCCCGCAAAATTACAAAAGCATGCGGAACATATTGCTGATTTTGAAGTGTTGTCGAATGACCCTGATACAACATGTGAAATTGTGAAGGAGCGATTAAAAGACGTTGGTGTTACAAATGTCAAGATAATAAAACAAGCCCCGGTAGGCGAGATTATCCCCGAACACTACGAAATCAAAATTGGAAAGGATACGATTGCGTTTGTATACAAGCCGATTGCTTGCCACAGCTACAACACAATACAAATTCAGGGCCAACAGGTGAAAATTGCGACAATTGACACCATGTTGAGTTTCTTTTTAGCCTTTTTGTATGCGGATCGCCCATATTACAATGAATTCTCGGACCGTATTGTTTGTATGTCGAAATTTTTATTCGAGGTACAACAGAGGAATCGTCTTGAGCAAAAGGGGTTGCTGCGCAGGTTCAGCATCACCTGTTATGGCCACCAAGAATCGGTTGAGGAAATGCGCTCGCACAAGGCGCACGTGTATCAAGAGCTCAAGGCCAAAAAGGGAACCAAAGAATTCGACGAATGGTTCTTGAACTACAAACCTGTAAAAACGACTGAAAAAAAGGCACCGCAGGAAAAGGCACCGCAGGAAAAGGCACCGCAGGATAAAAATGAGAAAAAGAAGAAAAAGAAAAGGAGAATAAAAACAAAGAAGGCCAAAGGGTTTTGGGGTGGTCTTACTCGAAAGAAACGGGGGTAAACAACGGGGGTAAGCCCCATCGATGTCCCCCTCGCGAGAGTATTATTTTACAAAAATCGCTTTTACACCTTTTCTCATTTCAAACGCCCATTCTAAATTAGCAAATATCTTATAGTGGCAACCATACAGCATATAAAATAGTATTTACATTAATTGTAAATGTATTACTAGGTAGATATGTAGTTCCATTTCCATCTGATTGAGTATTCCAATTATCAAAAGCAGACCCAGATTGTACTAATGTACCTGTGTTTCCTAGAATTGTTACTGTTGAGCCAGAGTTATAAGGAGATAATCCATCTACAGGAGGATTTCCACCCGTGTTACCATTGCCATCGTAAGTTAATGTATAAGTTGGTTGAACATCTATCCATTGTGCGTATAAAGATGTATTCGCATTAATTATAAATGTATTTGTAGGTGAGTAACTCGTTCCAGAACCATTCGCGGCAGTATTCCATCCAGAAAAGACATATGGTGATATTCTTACAAGAGAACCTGTGTTTCCTAGAATTGTTACTGTCG